CGTCGCCATCGCATCCATCATCACGTTGGTCGCATCGTTCATGCGAGCCTCAATGAGCGGAATAACAGCATGATCCTGCTGAACCGCACCTTCCATGCCCAGGAACGGCACGGGAGCGATCATCAACTTTAGGTTAAATTCAGCGTCGAACGCGCCTTGCTGGACGCTCGGCTGGCTGAACGAACCGCTGTAGTCAGACCATTGCGCGTTGACAAACTGCGAACCCTGCACCGGCACGGTAACAGAAGACACACCGCCAGAAGCAACCTGACTGTTTGAAATCAACGCCGCAAGAAGCGGAGTCGAGTTGTAGATTTGAACAACCAGCTTGGGAATAAACGCACGCCGCGTGACATAAGTCAGCTCGGTATACTGCGTTGATCCCGTCGCCGGAAGAATGCCACCACCAATAGGCATGGTTTATCTCCGAAAAAAATTAAGTCCCCTACAAAACGTCAAATGCCAATGGGTCGCGTGGGTTTGCGCAACTCATTAAAAGCCTTTGCCGCTTCATTCCTTGCAGCCATCTGCGGGTTTTTCCAGAACGCCGAAAGCGTAGTCTTGGCAGTGTCGTCCATCACGTTCCGGTTATAGGAAGTGGGAGTCGGCGCGGCCTGTTCACGCATCCAGCGATGGTAATCCGCTGCGGTTTCGTGAGAAGTAATACCCTTCTCCAACATGATCTTCTCCACTTCCTCGATCTCGCTTTCGCTTTTCACCATGCCTTTTTTCATAAGGTTGGTGCGGCGACGCTCAAGATCTTCAAGAGCCTCTTTTTCCTGAAGCCTAGCTTCAAGCTGACGAACACGGGCGTCTGAAGCGTCAATCGCACTCGTGGTGCGATCTTCAATGTCGATTTCCGGGATCGTCATGTCAGGCTTGGCTTTTTTGGTCAGACGCAAAAAGTCTTTGCGAGTGGCCGGATTTTCAGCAAGCTGACGCGCCAAAGCCGCGAGCTCATCGCGGGCTTCCGGCGAAAGATCTTCGAGAGAAGGCATGTCTGTCCCCTAACCTACTCAGATGACTTTATGCCCGTCGCCGGGCTTCTTGATCGACAGGTTGTTCTTCGGTCCAGTCTTGGACGCAGAAGAAAGCCCACCAAGATGCGCGTAGCGCGGCGGGTTGTAGATTGGACCATGCATCTGCTGGTCGCTAGTCGGGCGGCGGATGACACCAGCGCCCCTCGGCTTGAAAAGTTCCATGATCTTATCCTTGCATGGGCGGAGCGCCGCCACCGGGCGGCATTGGAGGCATACCACCGGGCATACCACCGGGCGGCATGGGCGGAGGAGCGCCAGGAGGCGCACCGGGCATCGGCGGAGAAGCCGCCATAGCCCTAGCTTCAGGACTGCCACCGCCTGCATTTGGCAGGGTTTGCAGCATCTGAAGAATCTCAGCATTCTTGAGGCTGTTAGTCTTGGCGGTGCGCGGACCCATCATGCCCGTCAGGCTCTTAAGAGCCGACATGACTTTTTGCCCTTCATCGCTTTCAGCACCAAGACCCGGCAGCGATTGCTCAAGAAGATCCATCGCCAAACCAATATTGATTCGAGCCGATTCCTGCGTTCCAAGACGAGGTTCAGGATTTGACATAGGAGCCGCAGACGGCGGTTGAGGAGCATTGGGGTCAGACCCAATAGCAGCGCCCGGCGCAGATTGCTGCGCTTGCATCAACTCCATCATCTTAGAAGTCGAATCAGACACCTTACGCTCCAGTTAATAATAAGTCCGCGTTAGCAGATTTTGGCATAATAAAACAAGGGGGAATATATTTGAGGTCCGTCCCCCTCAGCGGACATCGGAGACTAACAACGGGCTAAACCCGTCTGTTAGTTACTTCCGGCGGTGCTTGCGGCCCTTAGCCATAATAAATCCTCCTTTCATAATTTGAGTTGCGTCCCCTGGGCCACCGTCATTTAGCGAGCGCGACGGCGAGCACGTTTCATGGCGCGATACATCAAATCACCCCCCTTCATTCACGATCCAAGCGGCGCGTATTAGCGCGCGGCGCGGACGTGCGAATAGAGGATACGCGATATTCAATGCCTGCGCCATCTCTACCTGCATTCAACTGGGAAGTTTGAATTCTTGGCTGATCGCCACGAGGAGTTTCATCAGCCATTACTTCACCTGTTTTAATTTTGCGCCACCGCCTTCATGGTGCGGTTGCGCGGCTGCTTTTGCCTCGTTATTTTTCAGCTTGTCTTTCAACAACTGCTTCATTGGAGGCTCCAGAAGATCCAGCAAGCTCTCTTTGTCGATCGCGCCTGCCTTGAACAGATTAAACGCCAAAGTGCGCAAATCTTCCATGAAAATTGGACTATTGGAATGCGCGTCAACCTTGACGACAAAATCCTTAGTAAACTGCTCCGCGATAAAATCCATGCCATTTGCATCGCGGAAAGACGTGTCGTCGTCCATCTGCATCAGCCGCAGATAGAGTGTCGCCATTTTCTCAAGCGCATCCTCAACGATAAGAGCGCGCTTCTTCGCACGGGAAGACCCAAGCCGCGCCAACTGCGAAGCGTGACCAGAAGAACGAACTCCAGACTCGCCATGACCGGAGAGAATGCTGCTGATACCAGAGGCTTCAGCAAACATTGCGTCAATCTCGCCAATTTCCTTGTAAAGGTCCTGCGGGATTTCAGGCGCAAGTTTCTCAACCTTTGAATTGGGCATGTCGGTCGCCAACAACCCGCCAGCACGGTTAAGAGCAAAGTTCTTTTCATCCAAAATGCCAGTAAAGCCCATCAAAGCTGTCGGAGGGTTTACTTGCTTGGACAACAGATCAAGTATCTCACTCATCCGCTTGTTGCGCATTTCTTGCAGATAAATGAGGCGAGAAACTTCAGACTGCCCCCAATAGTAGTCAAACTGGGGGTTGGGATTCAAATGCACAAACGGCAACTCTCCTTTCAAGAAAATTGCCTTGTTTGAATCCTCGTTCCACAACGGGCGGTCATAAATTACAACGCCGGGGTCGGCAATCGTGACAATCTGATAGTCTTGCGTTTCGTCGTTGTAGACATACAACTCTCGCATTTCGATGGTGTCCTCGGCAACTTGAGGACGCATACGATTCACGCCAGACAAATCCAAGTTCACGTTGCCGTAAATGGTCGGATTGCTCTGCGACATGATAATGCGGTTGACCGCATTCGGAATCTCGGTCGGTGCATGGATGGAGGAGGTAATGCGTTTCATCAACGCTTCACGGCGCGGGTGTCGGTATAGGTTTCGCGCCAATTCGGATTTGGTGATGTAGTAGGTCTGGCACAAAGCCTCTTGGCGATCCGTGTAAGGCACATCCTCGCGCAACACGCCAATGGCTCCAGGCTCAACCATATACGGTGTAATGCCGCCAGGGCGACGCACCAATTTGACAAACGTGCAGCCAAACACCAGTGACCACGTTAGGGCCATGCTGAAGATGTTGTCAGCGTTGGTGTTTGACCATTCGTCGTTAAGAGCCTGAGTCAAGACGGGGATCTTGGAATGTTCCGCTTCTTTGACTGATGCACCCAACGCAATAGAAAAACGGGTTTGGTCCGCGCTGTAGAGGAATGACACAAGCTGGTCGATATGCGGGTAGATCTTGTTATAATGCGCTGGGCTTTCTTCAGGACCAGAGCCAAACAAGAAATAGCTACGCAGGGAAACATAATCGCCCTTTCGCTCATTTTGCGAAACGTAACACTTCTCAGCTAGGTCTAAATAGAAAAACTCTCGCTCATCAGCATCGGACGGGATAATCATGTTTTGATCTTTAACCCCTCATGATCGGCAATATAACTTGCGGTGCGTGGTCCTTGCAAGTCTCCTACATCTCTGGGCAATACACTAACAGATTCCCCTTTAACAGACTTGTATGCTTTTCCGCCCATAACATTAGACATGCTAATGCCGCCTCCGCCACCCCAAATGGCATTGTCACCCGGACGCGCTTCACGCATTTCTTGTTCTTGTTTAGAAACCGGCGCGTTGTTCCTTGTGAAATACCCCTGTTGGCTTTCGCCTTCACGAGTGCTTTTGATGTTGCTCATGCCGAACTCTTGAGCCATGCCTTTAAGCGAGCGATCAGCAGTTTTCGTTCTTGCCGACATGTATGACGGTGCGCGAAGGAACACAACGTTAATGCCATGCTCGCAGCCATTCGGGCATACAGGCTCCCAAGCCTCAAAGAACCCATGCTGGTCGCATTTGTAGTCACGTTTTACAGCCATATCAGTCCCCTTTATTGCCTTCAAGCTGTTGATTGAAACTTGGTTGCGAATAGTCCGCACGGTTGCGAATACCCACATCCATCTTTATTTGCCCGTCAACCACCTGAAGCCCCAGGTGGCGGTACATGCGTGGTTTAGGCGAACGCCGATACTCGGTGAACCGGGTGTTATACATGCCTTGCATCACGGCAATTTCGCCATTTTCCCACTGTTGCAAGGCCCTGCTAACCCGAATCTGCGTTATCTCTGAGACCGGGTTGATTTTCTGGATAAAGCATTTCTTGAACAGATCCTCGGTAATGCCCGCCACGTTGGCAAACAACGCCGCCGAGATCCCCCGTTTCTTATCCGCGAGAAACCTGTCAATACGCTCCATCAAGACTTTTTTGGGCAGGACGCTCATCAGGAACCATACATGCCAATGTTTTTGAGGTAGTCCGATACGTTGCGGCCCACGCTGAGTTGTTCAGGAGTCCTGTTCTCCTGAGACTTGTTGACCGCACGGCTTAGTTTCATTGCCACCAATCGTGGTTGCACCTGTTCAGCATAAGCAGCGGCCGCCAACGCAGCACCAATCACGCGATCATCTTTTCCGCGTCCGCCAGCCTCAATCGAAGCGCCGTCACGGCGAATGGTCTTCATTTCTTCGATCAGATCCTGACTGCATACGCGCATCATGCCTCGTTCAAAATAGTCCTTCAGGTAACTCATCATCCGCTCTTTAGATGATACCGTTGTTACCCATCCCATAGCATTGCTTGGACCGCTCAACGTGTCGTTCTTCCGCCAGATGTAGTTGGACATATGCCCCAGCACATCCATCAAATCTTTACCGTGCTGCCCGCCTATGCTGACCGCCTGACGCCGCAAGTTGCGCAACTCATTGATGACGGCTTGTCCAGGTCCGTTCACTTCCAGGTTAAGCGTTGAATTGCGATACGCGCCAGCAAGATGACTAATCACCCAGGCAAATTGATAAGTGTTCATTTCACTGGTTGCAAACTCGGCAACCTGTTCCATGCCGTCCGAGTAGCAACGCCAGACGCTAATGCAGAACCTATCCGCCCAATCGCTAGATCCATACGCCGGGTCAGCGCCAATGACGTAGTAAGCCGTGTCAATCGGCTGTTCCCAAATCCTAAGCGTTGCCAGCTTGTCAGACGAACGCACAACCTCAGTGTCGGCAAAGTGCGCGCCCATCACATAGCGATACACCTCCGGCACCATCTTCTTCGCGTCTTTCATCGCATCGGTGCAGCGAGCGTTCGAGAAGAACGAACTGCCGGTCATAATGAAAGCGTAGTCCTCAGTGGGCGGAAACTCCTGATACATCAAAGCATCATCACGAATGCCTTCAGACAGTTTCCAACGCCACCAAGCCATCTGACGTGAATTGATCTCTACGCCATAAAGCTTCTTGATATCCCGGACCCACTCTTTCTCCTCGCCGGTCAATCGACCATCCCAATAGACTTTGTAAACCTGAGATTCCGCATCGACAGAGTAGAACTCGTTCCGCCACCAACCGCAGAAAATAGCCTTCTGCGTTTTGGCTCTTTTGGCCGTGATATACATGTCATGAAACATGTTGAAGCCGCGAGCCGTGCTCTCAAACATATACAACCTGTCGGGGTTGGTTTCCGCCAACGAAGCCAACAAGGACGCCAAACCCTCCTCATCACCCCATGAACTTGTCTCCGTGCCGTGAAGGTAGGTAATAGCTTTGCCGCGCCCCAGAGTGCCTTTCGCTCGCAACCCGGCCACCTGATAAAACAACCGGCTTCGGTTCTTCAGCACCATCTGATTCCGGTTGTGGCTATCAACCGGCATCTTCCATTCACGCGGCAAATGCTCGTGATACATGCCAAGAGTGCTGCGGAACATCTCACGGTTTTCCTCCGTGTCAGTCACCAACGTCGCACCCAAACCCGGATGTGTGAACACCCAATACAAGTCCAACGCCAGACT